AATCAGGAACTTTCAACAACACTAACATATCCTCAACATAGGATAAAAAGGCCGACCCCGTAAAGGGGCCGACTAAGTTGGGGCATAAAGCCCTGTCGGGAGGAGTCTTATGATAGCACAATTTGCGTTGCATTAATACACTTTGCTGATGCTCAATCATTTCCAAATGGTATCTCATCGTCATACAGCCTAACCTCTGCCACCTTAGCTTTAGGAAACTCATTTACTACAGCGGCCATCATATCGCCTGTGATTGCGCTCAGTATAGCACAAACGTCACTCATGTCATAAACCACCCAATTTGGTCTTGCCCTTCGTAGGGCGCTTATATCGCCGCTGGCAAGTATGCAGTAAATCTTATCCTTCCATTCACATATGTGGCCATCAACTTGTGGAGGCTTGTGACCGTCAGCTCTTGCCTTGGCGTTCATAGCGTCAAGCGCCTTTATTAGATTAGCGGCCAGCTCTGCGGACAGCCTGTAATCGTCTGCCAACATTGCGGCGTCAAGATTGCCCTTTAGCTCTTCATAGCGCACCGCATAGGCTGGTGGCACGCATTCAACCAACGTATCACCCCAGACCATTGTGGCTTTCCTTGACTTGGCGACGTATGGCCTGACCGCTGCCTCGACCTTGTGGTGGATTGGCTTTGAGTAATTTGTATGCGTGGCGTCGAAGGTTCCACGGTTTGCCATCGCCTTGCTGGGTCTCTTAGCCATTATAAATTTCCCGGTGCTATAGATATAAAACCCCTTATAGGGGTTTTTATATTTTTATAGTTAAGCGCCAAATATATAAAACTGCTATAAAACACTATAAAAATTATAAAACTGGACACATAACCCATTGATAATAAACAAACCGCATTTTTATAGCTCATTAGACCCTGCCTTCTTTAGCTGCAATCCAGATTTTGCCCTCATTTTGCACCATATAGCCGATCCCCAGAAGCCCTTTCAGCGCGTTTGAATAGGATGATGATGGGTTAGTTGATGTCATTTTACCGCTGGCAAAGTCGCGCAATTCGGACTCATTGATGCACCAATATTGCCCACTTTCGGGCCAGCCTGGACCAGTTGGGTTCTCACCCCCGATGCCCTCTCCGCGCAATTGTTTGAACGCTGAAGTCACGATTTTCTGGTTTGCGCCGCTTGGTCTCTTCTGGTTCATATCGGCTACATCGTCGGGATCGGCCTGCTGAATGGTACAGGTTGTGACCGCATCGCCATCCTCATCCTTGCCCAATTCATGCACCTTTAGATTGAACACAAATGGCTCTTGAGGCTCAAGGTCGCGCTGTTTAGTGGCCGTTGCCGTCCGCAATGGACCTTCAACTTCCAGCTCAATTTCTGTGTCCGTAGCGGCTCTGAGTGAGCTGTGACCACGCGCACCTTTGGCTGTATCTTTGCCAGAGTGATGCACGATCATAATGTGAGCGCCAGTAACATCGCGCAGCGCGTCTGCATTAGCGATGAAGGATGTCATATCTGTTGGCCCGTTTTCGTCGCCGCCAGCCATTGCGCGAGACAGAGTGTCGATCACAATCATACTGATTGGCGCACCTTTATCGGCTTCGATTTGCTTGCACAGCTCAATTAAGCCAGCCAGATCGGCCTCTGGTCGCAGTAGATCAACGGGTGATGGCCTAACAGCTAGAGGTGCTTCTGATAGATCATATTGCTTTCTAAGGGCCACACAGCGGCTCTGGAATGCGTTTCCGCCTTCAGTGGCCAGATATAACACTGGTCCGCCTCTGACCTTACTGCCCTGCCATTCAATTCCAGCGGCGATGCAGAGGGCCATATCCAAGCAAAAGAAGCTCTTTCCGACGTTTGATGGACCATAGACCACTGACATTTGACCGCTGCCCAGCCAGCCTTTTATCATGTATGAGGATGTCAGAACTGGCTCGGCGTCTTTCAACCAGAAGATCGGCTTTTGCTCCGCATTCGGTATGATGATTGTAGCTTTCGGCCTCTCTGGCTCTGTAGCTGCCTGAACGATAGCCTCTCTGTGCTGCGTTGGCGTTGGCCTTAACTCTGCGCCATAGGCTCTGACAGCCGCTTTCATATCGTTACCATGCTCAAAGTAGCAATAGAGGTCAAAGGCATCACCCCAACAGAAATCACCGCTTGATTGGCCTAACCCTGCGGCCTGATCTGACCCTGACAAGCTAACCCAATGCGTGCCGAAATCTTTGGTAGCGTGCGACCCAGACGTTTGCATTGGTGATCTGTAGCTGTCTGACCTACCTTGACGCTCATAGCCGTTGTTAAGGAGCATGTCAGAGACACTGTGACGCTGGTTGAACTCTGCAACTGGATCATCACCGCCGTGCAATTCACGCTTCTCTAGGCGCTCTCTGGCTCTCAGTGAGCGTTCTGCCGCTGCCTTTTGCTCTGCTATCTCTTGATTCTTGCGTCGATATAGTAAGTTTGCCCAGATGTTGCTTTCCGTTGCTATCAGTAAGCCATCTCCACGGCTTCTGACGCCGTGATAGAAGGAAGGGTTGCCTAGATCATCTCGACGCTCTTGCGGCACGTTAGGGAGGTATATGGGCTGTCCAGAGCGAGATAGGGCGGCATCGCATGTAATGCCTTCCCTCTGCATTAAATCAAATAGTGCCAACTGTGCATCAACGTAGTCTTCACCGCTGATCGGCTCTGCTAAAGGTATTAGGACACGCCACTTGCGGTTTTCCTCTGTTGCCCCGGATGAGCTATATATGAGGGCTGAAGCGTTGCCTATGACCGCGTTAACGGCTCCTTTTAACTCGGTAAGGGACGGATCGCCCTCATCTACATCAAGGGCCAGCATCCAATATTCGCCGTTCTGCCGCTGTGCTGCGTGACTTCTGGCGTCATGCTGGCGATAGGTGGACGGTATTATAAAGGATGCTTTAGCCTTATCAGTGGCTTGAGGCTCGTTAACTAGCGCGGCTATGTCTTTTAGGCTTATGCCCTGATATTCGGTGCCTACGTCGTTAATTCGGGTGTCTAATGCCCCGTGAGCCAGCAAAAACCTTTGCTTGCCTATGTGGCTTGACTTTGATAAACTTTGCATTGTGAACAATATGCTCCCATCTTGGTATTGTTTTCTTTTTCCTAGATTGCCCCGGTAGCTTCCCAACTACCGGGGCTTTTTACTTAAAACGGGATTTCATCGTCTTCTAAAATGGCTTCAGGTGGTGCCTGTGCGATGGTTGTTTCCCCTTTGGCTGGGCCAAAATCGTCTAATGCGGTGTCCATTGATACCTCTTCAAAGTCTTCATCGACGCTCCCATAAACCGCCTCAGTGATTTGAATTGTGTCAATTAGCAAGCTAATGCCGTGCTGTGGTGGGTTTGTTTGCGGGTTTGATGATGGGAACGCAGTAACCTTGATGCTGCCCTTAGAGCCGCTCCAAATGGCGGTGTCGGCCAATGGTTGCTTCATACCATCTATGACCTTTGGCGCTTGGTTGATCTTGCCGCTTCTGTCAACGCCATTGCGCTTGGCCCGAAATTCAACTGTGTCCGCGTCAATTTTCTTCATCCCAAAGACTGTCCCAAAAGTCTCTTTGCGGTCGCAGGCTTCATAGTGCGCCTTTAGGTCTGCATAAAATGCCTTAGCGTCCGACGCTGGCATATCCCAGCTTATTGAGTATGCGGCGTTTGACGCTGTTGGTGCGCACTCTTCACTGCGCTTTTCTGCACTGTTATAGCGATATGTCCCGTTTAATTTGGGCCACTTAAAAACCACGTTTCGCACCATGATTGATTTAAAGTCGTTATTTGCCATGTTTTTTCTCCTAGTTTAAAAGTCGGCTTCAAGCCATTTCGGCAGATGAATCACATTTGTGATCTCTGACCAACCAGTGTCCCACTTTTGGGCCTGGTTGGCTTTAGCAATCTTGTCTAGGGTTAAGTGCATTTGTTGCTTACCCCACTCAAGATATTCGGGTGATAATATATTCGTTGAAACTGCAAAGGGCGCAGCCTTTTCCACATTCACGAAGACGAATTGGTTGGCCTCATAGCCAGCCAGGTTCAAACAGTAGATATAGAACGCCGCTTGGATGGCGTAGTTATATGCTTGCATGTCCTTTGCCACGCCGCGTGGGCTGGCGTCCTGACAGGTTTTGAGGTCATAGATGACGCCTTTTGCGTCCCAGTAGCTATCGGGCCTGCATTTGAGCTGCAATCCGCTCACTGGGTCTGTAGTGAAAAAGCTCGCCTCATTGACTGTTGTTGGGCCTGCCATGCGCTTACCTGCCGGATGGAAAAGCACGCTGTGCGCCATCTCCTGCGCGAGATCATAGTCGCCGCAAGTCAGGAGGGTTTTACCTTCTGCCTGCGCCTGTTCGTGCAGTTCTGACCATGCTTTGCCTCGGCGGGTTTCCGGTCCGCGTATGACATCGGCGCCGTCTTCAAGCACCATTGAGTGACAGCAAGTGCCAAGATCGAAGGCCACGCTGGATTTGTAGACTTTGGTTTTCCAGTGTGCCAGCGACTTGCTGTGTACTAGCTTCACGTCAGATGAGCTGATCGCGTCAGTGGCGTGATATTGGGCGTTGGTAAGTTGGTTAGCGGGGATCATGAAACCACATCCAGTTAAGTGCAAGTGCTTTGCTTTTTGCAAGTTTGATTTTTGCTCTAATGTCGTTAAGTGATCTTCGCCCTAAATTTGGGATGCGCAGAAGTTCAGCATCGCTTAAACGAACAACATCACCAACAAATTTTATATTTCTTTCTCCCATAAGCGCATTGTATGACCGTGTGTCTAATTCGAGTTCAGAAAGGTTCATATCGAGATAATTTCCCGTTTTGGTAAGTCCGGGCAAGGTTCCTTTCGGTTCCAAATATTCAGCTGTAATTTTACAAATATAGGAACGTAGTTTTTTGGCGTGGTTTGGCTGGTTTTTTTCGATCCAATATTGCGAAAGGTCTTTTAGATAATCCATCGGATGAAGACTCGAGTAGACCCCGTCAATTTGCACAACTGTTTTTGCATCCTTTGCAATAACTATTAAAATACCATCTTTCATTGCATTGCCTCCCTCGCAATATAGCAGAAGGTCTCAAAGTCCACTTCCACTGTGTAATCGTGATCGCAATCAGTCAACGCAGCCAACGGGATCACGCATCGCATTGGCTTACGGTCATATTTGTAAATCAAGCACGGCATCTTTTGCTCACGCTCTGCGGCAGTTTTAACTTGCTCCCACCATCCTATAGAGCCGCCGATAGGGCCATCCTTGTATCGCTTTAGCTCCAAGCTAAACGGAAACTCTGGATCGTCTGGTATGAGGTCAGCGTGCGCGCCAGATCGGTATTGCTCAAGATCACGCTTGAAGCCTATGCCAAGCTCATCTCTAAGCATATTGGCAACTTCCCGCTCAAATGACGCGCCCTTATTGCGCCCATTGACCATTAGTCGGCTCTAGGTTGTTCAGCGTGAATGCCTACATTGGCCGCAGCGTTGATAGCTGCCGACCTTATAAACGTGGCCAGCGCCATGCCAGCACGCTCTGCGGCCAACGTCAGCGCCTCATGTTGCGCCTCGGTCAAGACCACTCGACTTTCCTTTTTCATGTCACCCTCCAGTGTGAATATGATAGGACGTTACATCCTAAAAAAAGTTAGTGCAAGTGCAAATTAGGTATTTACATAGGATGATTTACGGATTAGTCTGATTGTATAGCTAAAAGGAGAAACAACAATGAAACGTAAATTTGAAATCGCTGGCGAAATCTTATTTCTCTTGGCATTGTTTGCCATGCCACTATTCATCAAGAGCGCCATGCTATGATTAATAAGATTAATTGCCCCGAATGCGATGGCGATGGCCAAGTTGAGCGCGAGGTCTGGGTTCGCCAAAGCGCCACTTGGCATGGAGATTTCGGATCGGAAATTCAGGATTGCGATAACTGCGATGGTAACGGCAAGATACAACCGCTGGAGGAAGACGAATGAAAAATATAACAATCACGCTTGACCAAGCCAAGATTGCTTTGGATTGCGTAGACCTCTCAATTATGTATGTGCAAGACACAGACATTGATTATTTAGATGCGGCTATCTTTAATCTGCAACGGCTTGAGCTAAAAACGCGCTTGAGAAGAGCGATAAAAATCGCAGAAGAGGCATAGCCGTGTTAAAGCTATCGCCCGCCGAGCAAGCCATATTGCAGTATCTGCGGAACCAAGTTGATCGCTTGCAGGATGAGCGATACCGTAAAGACGCAAGGCCAAGCATTGTCAACGAGCTTCAAATTGCCCAGCGCGATTTAAAGCGATACACATCTGACCTCAGACAAAAAGGATACAATATATGATGGTCAAAGTTTTTGACGTTGAAATAAATATAGCTGAACTCAAGGCTAAAGCTATCCCGGCTAAAAGTCGGGCAACGGCATGGATGGAGTTGGCAAAAAAGGAGCGTGAAGCCCACAACAAGGCATGGGGTTATATCCAAAAGAATAAATTCACCCAAAACAGTCATGGCAAGGTTCGGGAAGAGAGCGAATGGAAAGATAACAAGCACAAACAAATCAAAAAACGCGGCACTAAAGACCCAGAAAGATTAGCATTGATTACAGAAATGCGTGCAAACGGGTTATCTATGAACGAAATAGGCATTAAACTAAAAATCTCTGAAGGTAGCGTTAGATATTGGTGCCAGACATATAATATAGCAAAGGGTCGGGAATAATTATGACAAGAGACGAAATACTCAAAGAGGCGGCACGCATCATTAGCTCGGAATCAGAACGGGCAGGCGACTATGGCCCAGCGGAAGAATCGTTCACGCGCATTGCTCGGCTATATACAGCCTACCTTGATGTCGCTGTTAGCCCTATGGATGTGGCCAATCTTTATATGCTGGCAAAAATCCAGCGAAGCCTAACGTCACCGTCAAAAACGGATACATGGCTGGACATCTGTGGTTATGCGGCATTGGCCGGGGAAATGATGACCAATGAAAAGTAAGTTCACAGAACATGAAATTCACATTGCTGGCCTGGTTGGGGCTATCTTTGGCTTCATCAGCGGCGCTGGCTTGATGGCGCTCATTGCAATTATATTCTAATGGGCAAGCGAAGCTCGTTTGAGCGCATCCCGCGCGATTACTATCCCACGCCCGTTGAGGCGGTCGCGCCATTGGTGCCGCATCTGCCTTACTTCTTTAAATATGCAGAGCCTTGCGCTGGTGACGGTAGGCTCATTCAGCACATAACAAACCTGACTGACTGCGGAGGTAAATGCGAATACGCCGCCGATATTGAGCCAAGAGCCGATAGCATCCGCACAGCCAATGCGCTCGACATAAAGACAAGCGTTGGCAAGTCAGTTGACTTCTGCATCACAAACCCACCTTGGGATAGAAGTATCTTACACCCACTGATTGAGTCATGGATGTGCGTATGTCCGACTTGGTTTCTGTTTGATGCTGATTGGATGCACACAAAGCAATCAGCAACCCTAATTACATATTGCTCAAAGATTGTGAGCGTCGGCAGGGTTAAGTGGATTGAAGGAAGCAAGAACACTGGCAAGGATAACTGCGCTTGGTATCTTTTCGACATAAACAGAAAGCCAGCTTTGCCAGCGGTTTTTTATGGCAGAACAGTGTGATCGTGTGGGTGGATAATTATGAACAAATACACTTATGATGGTAATGTTCTTACAAAAGATATGAGGCTATCGCCAGAGTGGTGGGACTTCTTTTTAAGAGAATGGAGGCGATCAACTAACTCTCCAAAACTGCAATGTATATCTAATCTTTGTGGGAACATGGTTGGCTCAAGCCAGTGCGGTGTAGTATTAAGGAGAGGTTACACCGCATCATTCGACACAAGCATAACTGTAATAGAAATCGCCTTGGCAATTGGTTACATCAAATCACATGAAAGAAAGTTTCTATACAATGCAATGAAGCACCGCCTTTTAAAAAATAGACATAAGATAGAACCCTCAGACGAAGTGCGGGATAGGATTATGAAGATGGCAGATTAATCGTGTGGATGGCTTGATGGCGCTCATTGCAATTATATTCTAACAAAAACCCCCGCAACCAAAGTTGCGAGGGCTTTTGTAACTAACGACGAGTGGTGACCAAACCTCCCGCTGAATGAAAAAATCTTACTTTGATTGCTAAATCACTGCAAGATAAAATATCGTGTGGGTGGCAGAATGATTGGCGCATTCGGTCTCGCGTTAACCAATAAACAAGGTTACGGTTGAAGCCACCCACAATATATTTCTACACAGCTTTTGTTGCCATCTCAAGGGCTGTTTCAAGAGTTTCTTTATTGCGGCGCGTCCAGCCTTTTCCAAAGGTCTCAAATGTCTTTAGGCGCTCATAGAACTTTTGCCGAGTATGATACACGGACTCAATGATCCGATCTGCATCAAGTTCAGACACAGCCTGCAAAGTCATAGGCCCGATTGCACCGTCTTGCTTTGCGCCTACGGCACGCTGAATAGCCTTGGCTGGGCGACCACTGCCAGAATTAACAGCCCAATCAAACGCACACCAATCCAAGCCGCTTGGGAGATCGTCACCGCGAATTTTATCCCAATAATTTTTCTTATAGATCGGGGCCACATCATCCGGTGTTAGATCACGCATATCTTGCTCGGTGCTTTCTCGGCCAATCCATGCGTCATAGACAGCCTTTGTCACACCGAGATTAGTCATCCCCCCTGGATCTTTCGGGTGATTTACAAAGCCACCTTCGTGCTTGAGAAGCATTCTTAAACAGTGTCCAAAGTTCTCTTTCATTTCGTTAACCCCTGTTTCTTTTCATAGCTGCGCAGGCCACCAAGCCCAAGCATACCCATCATAACAGTCATTAGGCTACCCATGTCAAATGTGGGCAATTCTGGTATGGCTACACCCGCAACCGCAACGCCAAAGACGATAAACGGTTGCAACACGAAATGGTATGCAAATGCAGCGCCGCAAACCCATCCGATAAACGGACGCCATCCGCCCTTAAATACCGACCCGCTGGCCGCTTCAGCTTTGTTGACCTCAACCTGAGCTAAGAGTGCCTCCTGGGCGTGCTTATCGGCCATCGTCGTTAGGTCATGGGCCAACTGTGCCGCTTGATCTTTATCCTGAATAAACTTGCCAGCCAGCTCGGTCGCTGGTCCTATCAGTGCGCTTAATATGCCCATTACTTTCTCCCCATCCATGCCGTTGCGCCCATGAAAGCGCCAACAATGCCAGCGCCACTAATGTAAAACAGATTACTTATATCGCTAAGTGCTGTGACGCGATCCAAAGGTATAAAGAACATTGTAACCGTAAAGACGCCCATGCCGATCAACGTCCACCGAGCCATTCGAAGCTGGGCCAAGTGTTTGCGCAGTGCATCTTCAGTCTCTCTAATCTCTTTGGCCTTTGCCATTTCAGAGTCAGAGACAATGCCATCGCCGTCCATATCGTAGGCATCATACTTCGACTGATCTTCAAGTTTCTTTGCCGCCATCTTTTACACTCCTAGCATACGCTATCGCGTAGTGCTTGTGATGCGTTATTATAACAACTTTTCCGTCTTTGTCATATATAACGTAATCACCCTTTTTATTTTGGTATAACCTCAAAACAATAAACCGTCGTTTGACTTGTGGTTA